CAATTAGCTCCACAAACATTTTGCCATTTTTATCGGCATACTGAATAAAAAAATCCGGAATATAGATAGTTTGCTTGCCAGTAATAGGACATCTGTAAGGAATACTGATAGCCTCACTAGCCCATTTTTGTATACTAGGATGTGTGTCGCAAAATCTCATGAACGCAAACTCCCAAGAGCTGCGATATGTTGGAGTTTTCTTTCCTACATATTTCTCTGGGTTTGTTATTGCGAATTTACCTTGAGCAAATCGACTCATACTCTAATGTTTCTGCTCTCTGTAGTTTCTTCAATTGTTAATAATTTAAAACCAAGAGTACTAGTTTTTTCTCTATAAGCGTTCAGTACTTGTGTAACCACATTACTAAGTTGAGCATCATTGAGAGTTTTGATAGTGTCGAGAAGTTCCATAACTTCAACGTTATCTATCTTGGACTGAGTTAGTAATACTATTGCGGTACTACGTGCAGCTTCTAGATCCCACCCTCTTTTTAAAAAGAATCCTAATACAATATCTATTTGATTAGATGGAAATGTTATTTGCTGTCTAAAATATTTGTCGAAGAAACTTTTAACTTCTCCGCTGCTATCATCATTAATTTTTGATGGTAAATTATAAGCCATTATGGTCCGCCGCCTCCACCAAATTGTATAGGTTTAGCAGATGTTGTTGCTGATGGATTATTCACAGGAAAACTTATTGTGTTTTGTCCACTTAATCCTATTACAGCCGCACTTTGAAGACCGCGGACGGCTGCGCCTGTTAATTCACTTCTTACACCTGTTGATGTTAACGATTTGGCATTTTGATATGTATTTACTGCAGCGATAGCGGTGCTTATAAAATTTGCCGGACTGTCAAATGCCTTGCCAGATCCTAATGCGCCAAACACTGCTTCGGCTCCAGCAAGGAAACCACCTTGACCAAACAGTGTTCTTGTGCCGCCACCGTATATACTTAACGGACTTGGCATAGTGTCATAATGTTCGACACCAAATCCTGGAGGATTACCTTGGCTCACGTAACCTGTGTTATAGGTAACTGCTTCGTAATCTAGTTGCATGGATTGTTCAGCACTTTGTCCTGAACTCATGTCCATAGCGTCATGATTCCAACTCTTGATAATAGGATTTACTAATTTGTAACTATACCAAGCCTTTTTTGCCATCTGATAAATTGTAATATCATTAAAAAACGGCATACTGCTGTTGTTATCTAGACCGTACCTAGAATTCATAAAAGCAGGAGCTTTCATGGCGTTTCTGTTATAGGCTGTACCATTTTTGGCAGCTTGACTGTCTCCATAGTAGTAACCAAAATAATTTTGCCATAGCTGACCAACTACACCTAAATTGTCATCATGAAAGGCAATATTAATAGGTTGGTATTCTATTTTATTTTGTACAACTTTTTTCCTGTTATACTGATTTAGTGTTTCAGTTTGTATAGTAAACTTAGGAAGATCACATTTCTTTACCAGCATATTGATTTCGTTTCTATGCTGATAGGTAAAGTTTAAACTTTTTAATGCGTTGGTATTGATGTTAAACACCACATGAAATAAAAACTTTTGCTTAGGAGCAAGTCTTAAATCACTGTCTACATGGAGCCGTGAAGCATGTTGAAAATCTCCCACATTTCCGCGGGGATTAGTTGCACCACTTACAAATTGATTCCAGGCTTTGCTTGTCATGTAATTATTTATCGACTACAGAAAACTACGTAGTTAATGAAAAGTCGTAAAAAAAGGCTGCTGCCAGCCTTTTTATTTTGATTAAGTTCGGCCTGGGCCGGTAATCATTGACGATGCTGCTACACTTCGGCCAAGGCCTGTAGTGATACCAACACCTGCGCCGCCACCTACCTGACTTGCGTTATCATACTTGATGGTCATGGTGATAGTAACTGCTTCGTTAGCACTGTAAGCTAAGTTGTTATAGTTAACGTTTTCTAGATAGCAACCGTATAGTTCCCATGTTTCTAACACTGTCGGAGCATTGTTGCCGTTGCCGCCGTCTAAGATTTCGTATTTGGTTGTAAACTTATAGTCGATACCAGCTGCTGCAGAACTCATTTCTAAGAAGTCGAATTGTTTCTGTAGTTGCTCGCCTACTAGTTTGCTTACGCTACCGTCTACAGAATCGCGAACGTTTAAAGCCACTGCTGTCCAGCTGTGTCTGCCTGCTAGATAGACTCTGCTGTTGTAAGTAGGGACTTCAATTGCTTCGAATGCCACTGTTGGTCTTGCGATATCGATAACTTGTTTAGTTAGTTCAGTTGCTTGTCCTCCTGTAACGCCAAAACCAATCAAAGTAACTCTAAAGCGATACTTTAACTTTGGCATCAACAAGCCCTGTGAACCAGCTCCACTTTCTAGTGGAACTGTAAAGTTGTTTAATGATGAAATTGCCATTTTGTATGTTTCCTTTTATAATTTAGGATTAACCTAACGCAGCGATTTCACCAGTATTCTTCAAGCGTAGTGGAATAAAGATAAATTCCACAGCCTTGACTGGTTCAATAGCAATGTCTAAGTATAATTCATTTCTATCAATTCTTGCTGGCGTATTGTTACTTTCGTCGCATACAACAATGTAGTCATACAACGCACGTTGTCCTACAAGTTCTAGCATTAAACTTTCTGCTGCAGATTTGATCTGATCTCTAGTGATTTTATCATTAGGTTCAAAGATATATGGTTTAGCCAAAGCACTTAGTTGTCTACGTAAGTAAATTACCAAGCGAGCTACGTTGATACGATCCAATGCACTTGCTGCCTTGGCGCGGGTCTTTTGTCCGTAGTTAACCAAGCCGGTTCCTGTTAGGAATGTGATTGGATTAATCTTAGCTTCGTACAATGTATCACGTTGTCCGTTGTTTAGAGCAACACTGTCAAATTCACCTTCGCTAGTAACATAACCAACTGCAGTTGCGTTAGTAATACCACCACGTCGCACACCTGCTGGAGCAAACCAAGGATAAGCCACTTGGTCATTCAACGCAATAGTACGTAAAATCATGTGACTTGGAGGAACAACAACATTGTTACCAAAGTTATCGCTTGTGAAGCCCCATGGATAGAACATACCCATGTATTCGTCGTAGCTGACGCCGCCTAGGTCGTTGTCTTCTAGTGCCAAACGTTGATTTGTACCCCATGCTAGCAAACTGGTTGCGTCAGGTGTTAAACGAGCCGGAGTATCACCTACCACAAATGCTGTCAAGCCTCTGTCGTAGTTTAATGTGACCAATTCGCCAATTAGTTCTGGATAACCAGGGCAAGCTAACAAGTTAAACACACGACTTTCTTCATCGCGAATTTCTTGATTGCTGTTCACTGTTGCTTGAATAGCACGTACAACAACTTTACGCTGTGCCTTACGGCCAAATGTACCAGATCCGTCGTCTTGATTGCTGCTCACTGTTACCCAACGATGTGGATAGTAAAGAGCCATGCTGGCGTCGTTCATACGAACATTATCAGCATCAACATCGATATAATTTTGTCTAAATTCTTTTACGTTAAAACCACTTCTACGTGTGTTCCATAGCAACATACCTTTTGGATATAGTGCTGGATCTGGAGCATCAAAGTCTAAGAAATCGCTCGATAACAATTCTTCGATAGTTGCTGGTTCGTCACTGGTTGCGCCTGCTGTGTTGTAGCGAGCATCAGCAAACAACATACCGTCTTCAGTACTTTGGTCTGACTTGTCTACCAAGAACCACTTTAATAAATCTTTATTAAATCGATACACTGTTCCCCAGTTTTCAGTATCGCTGCTGTCAACCCATAAGTCGCCAGTCTCTAACGGTGAACCGTCAATCTGTGTTTCTGGCTTGGTAGCACTTACAAGCGGTCCAGTTGGGTCTGTTAGTGGTAATTCATTTAGGTATCCCACCCAATCGTTTCCGTCGTGAATCATAATATCCACTTCGTCAACAACACTGCTATACCATAATGTACCGTTTGCTGTTAAACTTGTTGGAGGATTACTGTTGGCAGAATAAGTCAATGGTTCCCATAAGCTGGCAACATGATCATGATCCCCATCAGGATCTAAATATAAATTAAGAGTACCATTACCTGTGCTTGGCACATATTCTGCAAATCCAAGTGCTGCCAATGGGCCGTTTGTACCATCTAACAAGTGAATATCACCGCCTTCTTCGTGAACAATTTGTAATCTATTCTGACTGTCAACACTGGCTTCAATAGGAGAACCTGATGGTAATAGTGTATTAATAGCAGTGGCCACAGTTGCGGCATTAGCCACAGCAGGTGTTGCGATAGTAAAACTGATAGTAGCATCATTAGTTAGTGCGGCTGATCCTTGTTCTGTGTAAGCAATGTCAAAAGTATAACTTGTGCTTTCTCCGCTTACAACAAATGTTAAGTCATTAGCTGGAGTGGCGCCGCCAAGGGCAGTACCTAAAATCTTCAGCGTATTACCTGATTGATAGCCTGTGCCGCCAGTTGTTATTGCAACTGTTGTATTTGTACTAGAGTATGTGGTTAATACACCCGTTTTAGTAACAGTGGCTATTGCGCTTGCGCCTGTGCCTGTAACCGTGGCAACTGCTACTGCTGTGTATGTAGCGGCTGCGGACACACTAGTTCCAGCAAGG